GCCTCCATCCCTGTGCTGTTGTCTCCCCCTGTTAATTCAAACCATCTTGCTCCTTGTATTTGATCGTTCCTATAATACTCATCCCATACCATTAAATAGGCTGAAAGTATAAGGCAATTAATTTTGTATGATTCAATTGACACATCATCCTCTGTCTGTAATGAAGGAATACCTAAATGTTCAAGTATTGTTGTTGGTCTTGAACCATTATCTGCTAATATATCCACCGGAAAATTAACATATGGCGCCTCTACCGAGGCTTCATCTCTAATAAACCACTCCCATGAATCCTGTTTACGTCCTGGCCATACTATTCTATTCGGTATGTAGAAATATGCAACCTGAGTATTAATACGCTGGAAAGGTGGGTAATATGTTGCAGGAAATCTATAAAAATGTTCTGATGATAATTCCCAATAATCATTGGGTTGAGTTTCTGTCCAAAAGAAAGGTACTATCTCCCCCATTGAGAACGTATCTATGTGGGGGTAAGAATGGTCGAAATGGTTTCGACCTAATTGTGATTCAGGCCTTTCCTGGAAATTGTTTGTGTTTTTGTTTGACATTGCCATAATATAAATCTTTATTGGTTTACAATCCTGATATACGCAATAACATTGCTCCTAACCATGCCATTCCACCCGTTCCATTTGCTATGTCCTCTTGCATATTTGAAATAATCTCTCCCTTTAATTGCCTTTGACGTTCTAATTGTGTTGCTAAACTTGTTTGGGCTTTTGTTTGCTCTATATCTACAAGCATTTTTGCTATTCTTTGCGCTGACTCCTGAATATTTTGAGCAGATACCGCCCTTTGTGCTGCTTGTGTAGCTCTTGTTGAATCCTGACCTTTATATATTCCCTGTAATACTCTTAATTGTCCTCCTTCTTTTTTAAATTCTGCATACACCTCATTTTCCATCTGTTGTGCTGCCGCTTTTAATTCTATAATCTTTGCCTGATTTTCTCTTAGTAAGTTACCTGTTTCTATCTGTCTTGCAAAATTCCCTGGTGCTGCATAATAATCTGCTTTTGCTGTTCCATACCTGGTATCCTGATATGTTTTTGCTGCATCCTGACGGGCTTTATTTTCCTGAGCTTGTTTTAATAATACCTCTTGCTCCTTTACCGCCATTTCTCTTTTCATTAACTCAAATTGCTGTTTTTGCATCCTGTTAACCTGTTCCCTGGAGATTGCTTCCGCTGTTCCTAAATCTGGTTGTGCATAAGAACCTGTCTGACCTGCTGATTCAGGTTGTTGTTTATCGAAATAAGCTGCTCCAGGCAATCCTGCTTCTGCTAATCTTTTCATTTGATTTTTTGGTGCATTGTATCTATTTTGTATTCCTGACTCAATTCTATTAAGTCCGAAATTTAATCCCGCTCCTACTAACGAACCTAATATTGGTCCAGCAGGCCCTAAGAATGGTGCTGCTAATGCTCCTGCTGCTGATGTTAGCCAGGGTATTCCTCTAGAAGAACCTCCCTTATTTGCTACTGATCTTGGAATATGTTGTTGTGCAGTACGACTAGGCATGATATATCTATATTTTTGCTAATGTAATACACTTTTTTACGTTGAAGGTCCCCTGTCAACTAGCACTAAATAGTCAAGTGTTTTAGTGCTTTGGTTTTGCCCCCTACCCCATTGCAAAGGGGTGATACATAATGTTTTATGTTTATTTGTTAAAGTTTTGTTAAACTTTTTTTGTTTTGGTTTTTTTATTAAAAAAAACCTTTTTGTAGGTCGCTCCGGAGCTTCGCTCCGGAGCTCCGACCCTCGGCAGCCAGGGCTGCCCTAATGCTTCGCTTCTTTGCGTCGCAGGCTCCTTTTAGGCGCTTCGCTTTTTTGGCAGCTTTGGCTGTCCGGTCGGTTTTCGGATCTTAGATCCGTTTGACCTACTTTTTGTATGTAGTGTATATGCAGTATTACACTACTTTTTGGTGTCGGCGAAACGCCGACTTATTATATGGCTTTCCTCGGTCGCTTATGTCCTACCCTCGGAATCGCCAAATACCCCCTTGCCCCCAAAGGGGGTAAATGTTTACTGAGACAGCCAGAGGCTGTACCGATTGTGTCCTGCGGACTGCTTTTATTATTAAATGGGGCTCTGCCCCAAACCCCGTGTTTTCTGCCCAGTGAAGTATTTTGTTAATGACAAAGGCCCGGACGTCTTTACGCCTGGGCCTTTTATCGAATCTAACTACAATTAAGGAAATCTTAATCTTCCGGTACTTCGTCTAAATCTGTCATATTAGCGAAATCCCTACTCGCTCTTTTTTTGCGAGTTTTTGGTGAATTTGATAGCATGAATTGTTCCTGCATATATTTCTCGGAGTCTAAACGCTCCTTTTGCAGGTTTGTGAATGCATCTACGAAATCTTTGTGTGTTGTTGTTTGTGGTTTTAGGCCTAATTTTTCACATAATAGGGCCATTAATACTGACGTTTCATTAGCAAGGCTAATAATATCAAGTTTTGCCTGAATATCTTCAGGCGTTGGTGCTTGCTGATTGTTGTTGTTTTGCGAGTTCATTGGCTATTCCTGCTTTAATTTGTGATTGAATAATATCCTGTTGTTTTTTTGTTGCTGCTTCCTGGTGCATTGCATCCAGGTTGGCTTTTGCTTCGAGGGCCTTTGCCCTGTATTCTGATAGAACCTCTAATCTTTCGATTTTGTCCATTTTCTCGAAATCTGGTATTTCCATATCTTCGTCCCTGTAGTAATCTGCAGCTTTTTGCTCTGCTGATTTGTCTGAGTACTGTAGTAATGACTCATATGGTTTTACATAGAGTCCTGGAAGTGTAAGTTTTTTACCTCCCAGCTTTTCTGGTTTATTCTTTCTACGTTGCATTATATCTATATTTTACTAATCTATACAATTGTGATTTTGATAACCAAAAACAAGGATATTTCATAATATCATGTGTTAGTGTTTGTTCTGTTACCATAGTGTGCATTTTGTTAATTTTGCTCTTTTTCATTTCCTTTTTTGTTTAGTTATTTGTTCCATTAATTGTGATGTAAATATACACACTAATATTGATATAATTATTATTATTCCAATATATTGTGTTAAAGTTATGTTAATATAAGGGATGATTGACAGGCTTCCGAGTATTGCCTTATTCGGATTTAAGCACTTCGTGGCTGGATATTCGTAAGCGTGCCCGTCAATCATTACCCCTATCTTTTATTGGTGTTTTTAATTTATGCTTATTTGCCATAGCTATTTTGACCTGAATTTCATCATAATTTTGCCCATACTTCTTAGACAATCTTCTAGCTTCATTGTCCCGTATGGTAAATTCACCATCCATGTATATTGCCTTTCTTTCCCTGTCTGTTTTAGTAATAATCTCCTTACCCTCTTCATCTTTCTTAAGTCTGTAATACCTGGGTAATGGTACCTTAATATCTCTGTTGTTGACAACGTAATTGGCGTAATCCTGTTTATGAAACCTTTGCGCATCTTTATCGAAATAATCTTTTCCTAATCCTTTTGACATTAATGAGAATTCAGGGATTCCATCGAATCCCTTTTTTTTGGCTGTTGGTGGTTTACATATGTATTTTAATGTATATTCTACCGTGTTTTGGTTTACTTCGTCAATCCAGACTTCTCCGAAGGTCCAAGCTGCTTTAATATCCTCCTTTGAAATCGCGTTAAAGAGTATAATGTGCAGATGCGGGCGGAATCGCTTTGAACCATATTCTCCGGCCATGTAGTACTTAATAGGATTTTCAGTGAAAAGTCCTGAACTGGTTTTTCTTGATCTCGTATACTGTTCAAGATCAATTTTTCCCAATCGTTTCCTTTCCTCCTGGTAATAGCGAAGTCTTTTAATGAAACCTTGTCCTGATATATCTTTATCCTCATATCTATGTTGCTGCGGAAGTGCTTCATATTGTTCTGTTGTTTTTACGAGTGTCATTTGACCTCGTTTTGTCAAAGGTACATAATCTGTATTATATGTTAGGGTTACAAAGTATGATGAATATGATTTTTTTTGTTCCTGCATTAATCTGAATGCCCATTGACTAACCCTTTTCTTCTTGCATGGTAAGCAGCGACCACAGGGTACCTTGGCGCTGTTGCTCCATTCCTGGGTTATCGGGTTGAAATAACCCTCTGGCACTTTTATAGTTAGTGGAGTGTCGCAGCTCACCTGTTAATATTTTTACTGAGTGAATTGTTACTGAATAATCTGGTTGTTCTTCCCATATGTACATAAAAGGGAGTTCCGGAACAAATTCCGGAAACTCCCTATCATCCCAATGAAACTGTAGCTTTGCTATAGCCCTGGTATTCCGAACTTGCTTAGTTGTCTTTGTACATGTGCTTCGTTCCATATGTAAGCATATACTTCTTCCTCCCATTCTGATGCCAAATAGAATATTCTCATTTTATCTGGTTTGCATTCCAGGAACTCAGAATTTAATAATAGTTCATCTGATGCATTGACATCAAAGAACCTTGCCATATGAAAGGAAAATAACCATCCCTGAGAATCTCTCATTTGACCTGATACTGTAGCGTTCCTATATCTCCAATCTGAATAACGTGGTATATATCCAAATATTTCATCGTTCCAATCTTCATCTGCTGTAAGATAGGAGAACATAACCTCACGATTCAGCATAGCGTCATCTCCTATAAAGTTAAATTGGTCGAGAGGATAATCATATTTTGTTGTACGTTTCCACGCCCTATGAAGTCCTTGCATGTACATACTTTTTGGATATACCGATACTAAACCTAGTATGAATCCATGCTCAGCGCAATGATAACGAACCTTGCCTGTTGAGTTCATATGTAACATTTGTCCTCTATAAGAACCTATAATTGAAGAAGGTCCTGGTCCTGCATCAGTATCAGTATCAGTATGACTCATTACTTCTGATATGGAGACCAGGCCCGACTTTCCTCCCAAGTACAAGGGCCGGTCTACCAACATTGGAAATGGATCCACCTTCCACATACCTTTAATGAAATCTCTGTACCGGTCTCCTAAACGCATAAGTTTTTCCAAGTACTCTGTAAGCATGAGAGCAAACCTTAGATCACGTATTGAAGCTGCTGATTGTTGTATATCTAAATATAATACAGGGTTTCCTGCTGCATTTGACCATGTATAACCAGACGCGTTTGTACCTAGCAAATCTGAAGGAGCTGGTGTGTCATCAGCAAATTTTCTCCATAAACTAGGCTTCGATGTCAATGCTGTCGGATCATACAAATCCACATTATCATTTTTCATCATTGGAACCAGGACATTTGCGCCGACTTGCGGAGTTGGGGTTGCGCTTGTGAAGTAGTCCCTGTTCCAATTTCTACGAAGGCATGTATACTTTGTAATCACTGTTAATGCAGTATTAACCTGAGGAAATGCTGCCTCCATCCCTGTGCTGTTGTCTCCCCCTGTTAATTCAAACCATCTTGCTCCTTGTATTTGATCGTTCCTATAATACTCATCCCATACCATTAAATAGGCTGAAAGTATAAGGCAATTAA